TATGATGTCAGGACTAGAGCATTTATCACAAAAGATTGGTCGTATTCCTAACTTAAAAGTAGATGTACCCAATGGTAAAGATAGCGATAGAGCAAGACAGAAAGCTGAAAAGATTGGAAGGATTGTTAATGCGTATGATGAGGTACAAAAACTAGATTTACAAATGCCACAAGTTGGTAGATGGCTACCAGGTTATGGTTTCTCTGTATGGGTAATCAGAGAAAAGAAAGATGCTAATGGTACACCATACCCTTGTGCAGAACTTCGTGACCCATACAACTGTTACCCTGGATATTTTGGTGCAGACCAACAACCTAAAGATATGGCTATTGTGAGAAGAGTTCCTAAAGAAGCTCTTGCAAGAACTTATCCACAATTTGCAAATAAGATTATGTCTAAAGATGCGTACAACACAGACTTCAAAGGTGTAGGTAGTGCGTATGCTTCTGCATATACTGACTCATACAATGGTTCTTGGGCTAACAGTAACAACGAAGGTGACTTAATTGCAGAGTATTATAACTTAGAAGGTACATATATTTTCCACATGACTTCTGCAACTATTCTTGACTTCATACCAAACCCACTTGATAGTGGACCTGCTTTTGTCATAGCTAAGAAATTTAGCTTTGATAGATTGCAAGGACAGTATGACCAAATCATAGGACTTATGGCTTCTATGGCAAAAATTAATGTGATGTCAATAATAGCAATGGAAGATGCAGTGTTTACAGAAACTAACATTTCTGGAGAGATAGAATCTGGACAATATAGAAAAGGTAGATTTGCAGTAAACTATCTAGCTCCAGGAACACAAGTTTCTAAACCATCATCTAATGTTCCTTATCAGATTTTCCAACAGATAGATAGAATAGAACGACAACTTCGTGTTGGTGGTTCGTATCCTACAACTGATGATTCGCAGTCACCACTAGCATTTGCTACTGGTAGAGGACTTGAAGAGTTAGGTGCATCTATGTCACTTATGATTAGAGAGTATCACACAGTAATGTCTGATGCTATAGAAATGATTGACACTAAACGATTAGAGTGGGATGCAAAAATGTATGGTGGTAATTCTAAATCATTATCTGGTTATATGGACAATACTTTTTATTCAGAAACATACGACCCAGGTAAAGATATTAGTTCTTATAAGACACGAAGAGTGTATGGAGCTATGGCTGGATATGATGAACCACAGAAGATAGTTACAGGATTACAGTTACTACAAGCTGGTATTATTGATAAACAAACTCTACAAGAAAACCTTGATGGTTTAGATAACCTTGTTAGAGTTAACGATAGAATTACAAAAGAAAAAGCAGATAACATACTGTTTGACACTTTGTTAGCACAAGCTCAACAAGGTGACCCTAAAGCAACTATGGCTGTTGTGCAGATAAGAAAGAATCCAGATGATATGCAAAATATCTTAGATAAGTTCTTTACAGCAGAAGAGCCAGAGATACCGACAAGTGAACAAGAATTGCTCGGAGGAGGTGCCTTGCCACCACAAGGTCCTCCACCTGGCATAGCTGAACTACTTGGTGGATTAGGAGGATAATGTCTATTAATAATAAATTTGAAGATATAGTAGATTTCTGTCTAATTGATGTTGATGAGTTAGGTGATGACATAATTTTAGAAGAAAGAATACAAGGTAAAACATATACAGACCAAATGCCACCAATGGTATTTCCTTTTGGCTATATGATTATAAGTTCTACATTTATGTTTTTTGATGATGAGGATGATGATGGCGACCAGGAGTAATTCAAATAAAGGACAATCTACAGCTAGAGAGTCTACTTTAAGAAATAAACAAAAAGCTGCATTTGATGGTAGAAGTACTAACTTACCTCCTGCAGGTGGCAATACACAAGATACCAGTAGAGGTATGATTGAAGGATTAACTGCTGGTTCTACTTATGGTGAAGGTCAAGCTATTAAAGCACAAATTTCAGAAGGTGGTGGGTTACCTAGTACAGCTAGAGAGTCTACATTAAGACAAGCACAGGCACAAGGTTTTCCACAAATGCAATTAGGTAATTTAGATAGAGCTACAGAAAATGCAGATGAAAACATTTTAACTGGAGCTATGCCTTTAAGACCACAAAATATTACTGTTCAAGATGAAAATGGTTTTCCTATTGCAAGACCTAATGCAGAGTTTAGAAATTCAGATATGGTATCTGCTTATGTACAATCTGGATTTAATGATGATATATTAAATATATTAATTAGAACAGTATGAGTTCTTATCTAGGATTCGGTAAATCTAAAAAAGCTGAACTAAATTCAATAGAAGAAAAATATGTACAAAACAATCAAAAAGAAATAAAATTTGATTCTGTAACACCACAACAAGCAGAAAACATTAAATTACTATCTAATGTTTATTCTTTTGCTCCTCCTGGATTAGTTTCTGAATTGGGAAAAATGGGTTTAACTAAAGAACAAGCAGAACCATACATAGTTAACTCTGTTAATGCTTATGTTAATGATGGTAGAACTGTTAACAAAGATGCTAGAGATTATCAGTTATCTAATGCAGGTGTTTTTAGTTGGAGCAACAATCCTGTTTCACAAGCATTAAAAGATACAAAGGCACAAGTTAAAAAATTTACACAAGTAACCAGTACAGGTCTAGCTGCATATCCACAGTTTGTTACAAGGATAGGTAGAACATATATGATTGCTAGAGATAGAGCTATAGAAAAAGCTGTAGATGCTGGACAAGATATAGCTTTTCAAAAAAATGGAGAAGATTATTTAGATTTAACAAAAGCGTATACAAACAAAGTTTTTATGAAAGAGTTTTTAGAACAGTTAAGACCTACTTATGGAACAGAAGGTTTTTCAAAAGGACAAGTAACTGGTGGGGGTTCTGCTTGGAGAGATGCAGGTCCATCTGCATTTACTGTTGGCATGGAACAATTTGGAGAAAAGTTTTTTGATTTAAATACACCAGGAGAAGAATCAGGTTTAGGTAATTCTTGGTTTCCATATTTTGGTTCAGGGTCAGAAGCATGGGATGAGTCCAATAAAAGAGGACAAGAATATGCAAGATTTAAAGGTAGTGCTTTTTCTTCTACAACACCAGCACAACCTTTTACTCCTGGTGGATTAATTGCAGGTGAGTTTGTAGATGCAGGTACAGTTGCATATAGAAACATATCTGGAATTACTGATGGTGTTTTATTTATAAGAGGTGACCTAGGAAATAAAATGGCATCAATAAGTCAATCAACTAGACAATCCTATAAACAATGGGGTCTTATAAGAGAAGTAGGTAGTGATGGTGTAACTAAATATAGAAATGTAGATAGAGATAAAGCATTCAATTTTTTTATGAAATCGGATGAAGGAAAACAATTAGCTACAGCTTGGGCAGAAAACCTTGATGATGTTAATTTAATAGTTAAAAACTTTTCACCAGAGTTAGCTTTAGACATGATAAAAGCAAATACAAGAAAAACACTAGCTGAAAAAACAGATGCAGTCTTAGCAGCTTGGAATAAAAATATATTAACAGAACCTACAGGTATGCCTGGACTTCCTTCAGGATATCGTTTTAACAAAACAGTAGAAAGTATTGGTCTAAATAAAATTTTTAATAATTTAAGTGGTAAAGAAAAAAAAGCAGCTAATAAATTATTTGGTGATTGGACACCCACAGATACATTTGTCTGGCAAAACCAAGCAGAAGTTATTGAAAATACTAGAAGGCTTTTAGTCAATGGAAGAGTTGAAGTAGGTAAATCAAACAAATTGTTAACTGAGTTTATAGAAGCAACTTTAAAAAATACTGATGAAACTATTGGATATAGTGAACAAAAAAATGTGTTTAGTAAAATTATTGATGAAATTGCTTATTCTATGGATGAAGCTAAAGAACGACCAGATGTTATAGAATCTTTTTTAGAAATCGCACAAGGTAATCTAAAACAATTCAGTACTGAGAATATGAACAGTTATTGGATTAGCGACATATTAAGTTGGCATAATGTCAAAACAGCAGGTAACAAATTGTATAAAGGTATTGAAGGTATTTTTCCTGGACAAAGAGCAAGATTAGATGATTTAGGTAATGAATTAACTATTAATGGTGAAAAAATAAAAGCACCTGTTCCACATACTAATAAACAACTTTTAACTGAAAGTATTACATTGCCTGATTTAAGAAGTATGAGAAACTCTACAGGTAAAATTTCAAAAACAATTAGAAATTGGGAATTAGCAGCAGGTAAAAAATTAGTTGGTTCTATGCCTTTTTTAAGTGATGACTTAATAAAAAATGGATTTATACAAAACAGTAGGATTGTTGACAGTCCTAGATTAGTTACTAGAACAGGTATTAATTTATTGTGGGGTGTACAAAAAGGTATATGGGTACCTTTACAGTTAGTCACAAGAATAGCTTTCCCTGTCAGAATTACAATGGATGGTCAAGCTAAATTAGCTGCAGATGGTTGGGCTGGTGTAGGGAAACATCCCTTAGAATATTTTGGTATTCTCTTAGGTAAAAACAAAAAAACTATACAAGGTGAGTTAATTACTAAAACTGATGAGTTTGCAAAAGTTTCCAGAGATAATACAAGAATATTTACAGGGGATACAACAATACAAAGATTAAAAGAATCAGATGTAATATTTTCAATAGA